GATGTATGATGGATGGAATCAGCTTTCAACAGAAGCTTGTTTCAATCTCTCATTCTATTGGTCAGGCTTTATCGGATCAGGTGAGATTCAATATTTGGAGGACTACAGACAGAAAGTACTTCAAGGGACTCGTTGACAAGCTTGGGAAAACCTCAGCATCAAGGCACTATCGGAGATATGGACTTATCCGTAGGGCTTCAGCAAAGATAGGAGAAGATATACCTGTTTGGTCTGCTACTGAACGCACCCAAGTTGGTCAATGTGTTATAGACTTGATTATTAAGTCTACTGGATTAGTGAAGCTTGGATCAGTATAACAGATAGGAAAAAAATACTCTTCTTATTCACTTGTTCCTACTGAAGCTACCTTAGATTTTATTCAGGAAACAATTGAAAAAGGTCAGATGCTTTCTCCTTCTTATCTGCCTATGGTAACTGTTCCAAAAAATTGGACAAACTCAACCAATGGAGGTTATCTAAGTCATAGAGTACCTTTTCTAAAAACGTCCTTCAAGAATCATGGTAACGAAATGAGTTATCATAAGATGGATATGGAATTTCAAACTACTAATGCACTTCAAAAAACCAAGTGGAAAGTAAATAAGCCAGTTTATGATCAAATGGTACTTGCTTGGGAGCAAGAACGGTTGATTGGAGATTTACCAGACAGAAAAGAACTTCCAGTTCCACCTTCTCCTGTTCCAAAAGATCTGAAGAAAGCAGACTTTACAGAAGCTCAAAAGGAGAAGTTCAAGGATTGGAAAGGTAAAGCAACTGTTGTTTATCATGAAAACATTCGTAGAAAGTCAAGAATTCTTCAGTTTATGAGAACTCTTCAGATTGCTGATAGATTTAGTAAGTACGATCAACTCTATTTTCCATATCAAGCTGATTTTAGAGGAAGAAAATATACAATTCCTAGTTTCTTGACTCCTCAAGGTACTGAACCAGCTAAAGCACTCCTGACATTTGCAGATGGTCTTCCAATTGAGGATCAGGAACAAGCAGATTGGTTAGCTATTCATGGAGCTAATTGTGCTGGAATAGACAAAGTAAGTTTTGAGGAAAGAATTGAATGGATAAACCAGAATGAAGAACACATTCTAAAGTCTGCTGAATTTGGTTTAGACTACGATTGGTGGACAGATTTTGATGATGCCTGGCTCTTTTATGCTTTCTGCTTAGAATGGCGAGCATTCAAACGTAAAGGGTTTGGCTATATCAGTCATCTCCCAATAGCTCTTGATGGCTCTAACAACGGTCTACAGCATTATTCAGCTATGTTGAGATGTCCTATTGGAGGAAAAGCAACAAACTTAACAAATGAGCCTGTTCCACAAGACACATATCAGGAAGTTGCTGATGTTGTTGAGAGAGAAATCACCAGACTTTCGGAAGCTGATGAACCGATAGCAAAGTTCTGGAATAAATCTGGAGTAATCAACCGTAAAATGACTAAAAGACCTGTCATGGTTGTGCCTTATGGAGGAACCAGATTTAGTTGTCTGAATTATGTTGAAGAGTACATTGATGATCAGATACGATCTGGAGTAACTTTAGACTTTCCTGAGCATAAAAAAGGAGAATATATCAATTTCCTGACTAATTTGGTTTGGTCTGCGATTTCTGAGGTTGTTATCTCTGCCAGAGAGTGTATGAATTGGATCAGAGACATCGCAAAACGGCTCTCAAAGGAAAATAAAGCTCTTATGTGGGCAACGCCTACAGGCTTGTACGTTTATCAGCATTACAAGGCTTTTAAGTGGAGACAAATAGACACTACAATTGATGGAAAACTATTACGTCCAGTTTTGTTAGAAGAGGACGGTCTTAGAATTGATCCGCAGCGTTCCATTAATGGTTCCGCACCTAACTTTGTTCATTCCCTAGATGCATCTTGTTTGACCTTAACCTTGCATGAGTGCATTAAGGAAGGAATTGATGCTTTTGCCATGATCCATGACAGTTATGGAACTCATGCTCATAACACTCCAAAGCTCGCAAGACTCCTCAGAAAAGCTTTTGTAGAAATCTATACAGATAATGACGTTTTGGCAGATTTTAGAAGCTCTGCCTTGGAAGTACTTGATGATGTTCCTGAACCTCCGAAACGAGGTACTTTAGACATTAATCAGGTACTAGACTCAAAGTATTTTTTCTGTTGATATTACATGCACTTATGTATTATTTGCTAACATTTCCGCTACTATAGGTAAGAAGGAAAGGAATTATGACAGATCTTGAAAGACAAGCTATTGAAATTATCAAATCAGGAGAACCACTTCCTGTTGATATATATATAAATCTTAATAATTCAGGAATAGATCCTGATTTTTTAATTAACCATTTTAGCGCAAAGGAGGAGGAAGAAATAGAAGAAGATCAATTAATACTTATAAATAAATTTCAAACCTTATTAGGAGAACAAAAATGAGTAATTTAAAATTAGTAAGTCCTGTTGCTCAATGCAAATGGGTCAACGTAAAAACGCCACATCCAGAATATGATGTGTTTCAAATCAATCTTCTTCTTCCAGCGGATTCTGAGGAAGCCCAAAAGTGGATGGAAGATATTGATGGTTGGATTCAGGATGAAAAGAAAGCTTCAGGAGCAAAGAAGATTTCGGAGTATCCACCGTACAAAGAAGATGGTGATAACATTCTCTTCAAGTTCAAGCAGAAAGCTTCTTTCAAAGGCAGGAACGGAGAAGAAAGACCAGTATCAATCATGGTTGTAGATGCACAGATGAAGCCTTGCAACGTGGATATTGGATGGGGATCTAAAGTTAAGGTTTCTTACTCTCCAATTCCGTATACGGTCAATGGAAAATCAGGAGTGACTATGTATTTCAATGCAGTTCAAGTTATTGAGCTTGTTGAATATGAGTCTCAAACTGGTTTTGAAGTTGAGGACGGTTACAAAGCTGAGGAGACTCCAGAGAATCCGTTTGTGGCAGAGACTTCTAATACGGAGATGGCAACCAGTGCCGATTTCTAATAAGTACAGAAGTGATCTAGAGGGTCAGGTAGCAGATCAACTTGAAAAACAACATGTGGACTTTAAGTTTGAACCACATTGGATTCGCTATTCAATTGAGAAGAAATATAAGCCTGACCTTCTTCTGCCAAACGGAATTCTAATTGAGGTCAAGGGATGGTTCAAGTTTGATGATCAGAGGAAACATAAGCTCATTAAACAGCAACATCCTGAACTTGATATTCGTTTTGTGTTTCAGAAGATGAACAATAAAGTTCAAGGAGGAAGGTTCACTTGCAAAGAATGGTGTGAGAAATATGGATTTCAATACGCTGAGGCAATTGTACCAAATTCTTGGATTCATGAATAAGGAGAACAATGGGAGAATCACAATGTGTCTCTCACACCTCTTGTCCACGTTGTAACAGCATCGACAATTTAGCCGTTTATGATGACGGTCATAGTTGGTGCTTTACACCAGGATGCGGATATAGAGAAGGTGGAGAACACTCTGAGGACCAAATATTTGAGGAGAAAAATTCAATGGAGTTTATAAAAGGGGAAATTGAGCCTTTAAAGGTACGGAAGCTTACCAAAGCTACAGTAGACAAGTGGAGCTATCAAGTTGGCGAGTTCAAAGGTAAAAAAGTACAGATCGCAAACTACAAAAAGGATGGTCATGTAGTAGCGCAGAAGCTCAGGTTTCCTAATAAAGATTTCCTATTCATCGGAGACACAAAGAATTGTGGTCTGTATGGGAAGCACTTATGGGAAAAAGGAAAGATGATCACCATTTGTGAAGGTGAGATTGATGCCATGTCAGTCTCTCAGGCGCAAGGAAATAAATGGCCTGTGGTATCTATTCCAACTGGAGCAGCAGGAGCTAAACGAGCTATCCAGAATGACTTGGAATACTTAGAAAACTTTGAGTCAGTTATTCTGATGTTCGATCAGGATGATGCAGGACAGAAAGCAATTGATGACTGTGTTCAGTTGTTCTCACCAGGAAAATGTAAGATCGCTACTCTTCCACTGAAAGATCCTAACGAGATGATACAGGCAGGAAGAGGTGCAGAAATAATAAACCAGATCTGGAACGCAAAAAGCTATAGACCTGACGGAATCATTGATGGTAGAGACACTTGGGATCTCGTTAGTACATCTCAGAAAGTTGAGAGTATGCCGTATCCGTTTAATGGTTTGAACAATATGACACAAGGTATTCGTAAAGGAGAGATCGTTACGATTACTGCAGGATCAGGAGTAGGTAAGTCTCAGATCTGTAGAGAGATAGCTTACTCACTCATGTTACAAGATCAGAAAGTTGGCTACTTAGCACTTGAAGAAAACACTAAACGTACTGCGTTAGGATTCGTAGGTTTGTACCTTAATAAGCCTATTCATTTACAGAACGTGGATTACTCTAAGGAGGAGTTGAAAGATGGATTCGACAATGTTTTGGGAACTGGGAATTTGTTTCTCTATGATCACTGGGGGAGTATGGAAATCAACCATCTCTTTAACAAGATTCGTTACTTGGTTAAAGGAGTTGGGTGCAGTCACATCATTCTTGATCACATTACCATTATTCTATCTGGTCTTGAAGGCGGTGATGAAAGGAGGATGTTAGATTTTGTGATGACTAAGCTCAGGAGTCTTGTAGAAGAGCTTCAGTGTTCATTGATTCTAGTTAGTCATTTACGTAGACCTTCAGGTGATAAAGGTCATGAAGAAGGAGTGAGAACTTCTCTCAATCAACTCAGAGGTTCACACGGTATCGCTCAGTTGTCAGACATTGTGATTGGTTGTGAGCGTAACCAGCAAGATGCAGAGAATCCAGACCTTACTACTGTCAGAGTACTCAAGAACAGGTGGACAGGAGAAACAGGAGTAGCTGATTCTTTACATTATTCAAAAGAGACAGGACGGATGCAGGAAACTTTATCTGCAGAAACCGCTTCTGAATATGGTTTTGAAAAAGAAACCAATACAAAGGAGGACTTTTGAAAGAAGCAATATTAGATATAGAAACAGACGGACTGTTAGACACAGTCAGTAAAGTTCATTGTCTTGTGTATAAGTCCGATGGTTTGACAACTGTAGCTACTACGGAGGAGCAGATACTAAAGGCTCTTGATGTACTACAGACCTGTCAGATTGTCGGACACAATGTACTAGGATTCGATTTGGAAGTTCTCAAACGTCTATATGGTTTTGAGGTTCCACTTGAACAGGTAACAGACACTCTGATTCTGAGCCGATTGATACATGCAGACCTTAGAACAGAGGACTCTAAAGTCAAGAGACTTGAGCCAAAGTATTTTGGATCTCATTCTCTCAAGGCATGGGGATTCAGACTTGAAACATTAAAAGGAGATTATGGATCTCAAGATAATGCGTTTGAAGAACTGACTCCAGAGATGATTGATTACTGTATCAACGATGTCAACCTAACGGATATTTTATGGAAAAACTTTAGTGGACGTTTACCAGATCCGAATTCGATATGGTTGGAGCATCAGATCGCAAACATTTGTAATAGACAGGAATACTATGGAATTGCATTCGATGAAACAAAAGCTGTTGAGTTATATACAGAGCTTGCAGGAAGAAGGGATGAACTGGAAGGAGAACTTAAAGAAATCTTTGGTTCGTGGATTATTAACGAAGGAACTAGACGTAATGAACTCTATTCTAAAGTTAAAATTATTGAGTTCAATCCTAATTCTCGTCAACACATTGCCAAAAGACTCAAAGAACTTAGAGGTTGGAAACCAAAAGAGTTCACGCCTACAGGCGAAGCTAAGGTTGATGAGACTATTCTCAGTAAGCTGAAGTTTCCAGAAGCTCAGAAGATGACTGAGTATCTTATGTTAAACAAACGTATTGGTCAACTTGCAGAAGGAGATCAAGCTTGGTTGAAACTTGTAAAGCAGGGGAGATTGCATGGAAGAGTCAACACGATGGGAGCAGCAACTTCAAGATGTTCTCACGCAACACCAAACATCGCTCAGGTTCCGAATCTTAACGCACCCTATGGGGAGGCTTGCAGGACTTTATTTACTGCGGATAGAGGAGAGAAACTATTGGGGATTGATGTCTCTGGCCTTGAGCTGCGTTGCTTATCGCATTATTTATCTCTTTATGATGATGGTGAGTATGGGAAAAAACTTTTGGAGGAGGATATACATACTGTTAATCAGGAAGCCGCAGGTCTGGATACGAGAGATCAGGCCAAAACATTCATATACGGTTTTCTGTATGGTGCAGGAGATCAGAAAATTGGTGAGATCGTGGGTAAAGGCAGTACCGAAGGTAAAAAACTAAAATCTAAATTTCTTTCTGAGCTTCCAGCATTAAGGAAACTAAGGAAGAAAGTACAAACTAAAGCTCAGGATTTTGGAGCGATCAAAGGGCTGGATGGTAGGCGTGTTCCAGTAAGAAGTAAACACGCAGCGTTAAACACTCTTCTTCAATCTGCAGGAGCAATAATCTGCAAGCGTTGGGTTATTGAGTCTCATAAATTGTTAGAAGAAAACGGTTTTAAATGTGGAGAAGACTACTCTCAGGTAGCTTTCGTTCATGATGAAATTCAACTTACAGTAAAAGAGGAACATGCAGACAGGATCGGAAAGCTATGCACCGAAGCAATTAAGGTTACAGGGGATAGATATGGATTACGAATACCACTCACAGGAGAATATAAAGTCGGAAACAACTGGGCTGAAACCCATTGACAATCATTCGATTGGCCTGGCTGGTGAATCTCTTGTACGGTATTTGTTGCACAGGTGGAATTATAACATCTATGCACCAGACAATCCAAGCACTGCAGTTGACTTTGCAATTAAAGCTGGTGATGAGTGGGCTACTATCCAAGTCAAGACTACTCATAAAAAAACAGGAGTCCATTTAAAACGTGAGTCAAGAGGTACAGGAGATAACTCTAGAGGAGTTTATCACTATACCGAAGGAGATTTTGATTACTTATTTGCTGTTAAGTTTCCAAAGGTATATGTCGTTCCTTTCTTAGCTATCAGAGCTAATACTTATGTTGGATTCAAGGATTATGAGGAGTTTGCTTATGATCTGAATGATCCATCTACTTACACAAATCCACCACATTTATTAGGAGAACTGAATGGATAGAGTAGCCGTAATTGATGCAGATATTATTCTGTATAAAGCATGTCGAGTTGCAGAAGAAGAAGTGAATTGGGGAAACGATCAGTACGTCCTTTGGTCAAATCTAAATCTTGTGAAGACAATTATTGATGACCAGATTGATTTAATCGTTGATCAGATGGAAGCAGATCGTAGTCTTCTTTGTTTTTCTGACATTAAAAACTATAGAAAAGAACTGAATCCAGAATACAAAGCTAACAGAAGAGGAGGAAGAAAACCTCTCTGCTTTAAACCTGCACTTCAGTTTTGTAAAGACACTTATCCGTTTCGTCTTTTTGAAAACCTTGAAGCAGATGATGTAGTCGGAATCATTGGAACTACAGAGAATGAAAATGATTATGTAATTGTAAGTGAAGACAAGGATCTCTTAACGATTCCAGGTCTGCATTGGGATCTAAACCTAAAGAGGATCTTCCGTATAGATGATGAGGAAGCAGACTTCAATTTCTTTAAACAAGCTCTTATGGGAGATACGGTAGACAACTATAAAGGATGTCCGAAGGTTGGGAAAGTTAGTGCAGAGAACATCCTGAGAGATGCAGAGAAGAAAGGTGAAGACCTTTGGCAGACAGTAGTTAATAAGTATATACACGCAGGTCTGACTGAAGAGGATGCCATTATGAACGCAAGGATGGCAAGGATTCTACGGAGAGATGAGTACGATCTCGTTACTAATAAAATCACACTTTGGAAAGAGGAGAACAATGAGTAATTACGATACAGACAGGTTAGATAGAGAGTACAGAGACAAGAGTATTTATTCTGAAGGTTTTGATAAGCCTATTAAAAAGTCTTCTAAACCTACCCAACAGTGGGATGCACAGGAACAAGCCTATGTTGAAGTTGGAGAT